AGCAGAGCGGTCATGTCGCCCTGCTCTGCGCCGATGTCCATGACCACTGAATCGGGGCGAATCACCTCATGCATCGCCGCCAGGCGTTCACGCTCCCACCCACTGATGAGATCTTGCATGTACTGAATCGCCCGATGCGACGGCATCCGCAGCACCCACGACCCATTCACGTTGACCGGGTAGTGGTACACCTTCGCAAGATCGTTCACCGAGTGCCCTTCAGTTGTGCCGCAGACCGGCGCACGTTCTCCTCTTGGGTAACGGCCTCAAGGTGAGCGGGGTTCACGCATCGGCGGTGACTGCAGGTCGTTCCCCTGGTGCATGAAAAGTCGCGATTGTGGCAGGCGTGGTCAATGACCAACCCGTCGGGAATCGATCCATTGTGAATCTCGTAGGAGACACGGTGGGCCAGTGCAACCCTTCCGTCATCGGTGCGAATCGTGGCGTACCAGTTGTCAGAAGCTCGCGGGGCATCACGCCAGGTCCAGCACTCATCCGGACCAGCCACGTCCACCGAGCGCCAGAAACGCTCGGTGAGGGTGAGCCCTCTTGGCCGTTCGGGGTCACCGGCCAAGGGATCGCCGTAGCGGTAGAACCGGTGAGAGTGTGGGGTGCAGTAGTCCCCGTGAGTCCGAGGTGCGATGCAGCCATCAACGGCGCAGCCACGCTGAAACCACAACGGGTCGCCGTGACGCTTCCACGTGTTGTAGTGGTTCCGGCAGAAACCCTTGGCGTAGTGCCGGGCTTCGCACTCATCAATCGAACATGTACGGTGGGCCATCTCATCGACTCCTTGAAAGTCGTTGGGCAGGGCCGGGGTCGGTGGCGCGACGCCCGGTCCACTTATTGTAGCGTTCACGCTGCCACCCGTTCGGGCCAGTACGACAGGCTGCGACCGGAGTCGAACGGCGTCGTGTACGTCTCGTGCGACGGCATCCCGCCCCACTTGCTCACGTAGGACACACGGCCTCCAGCACCTGCGCCATCCGCACGGTGTAGGTGTGTCGTGCCAGCGTCTCGGCCTGCATCTTGGCGGCGTCACCGCGGCGGGTGTTCCACACCTCTAGCGGTTCGTCGATGGCGGCCTTGAGTGCGTCCCAGTCACCGAGAGGCCACGTCACCACCGAGGGATGCTGCTCGTGCAGACCGTCGACCTCGGGGTGGATCAGGTAGCCCTCGCGGCCGGTGATCTCCGGCACCCGGTCTGACCAGTACCGCACCATCGGCCCACCGTCGGCACGGGGTGCGAGGCACGAGTCACCGACCCAAACCTTCACCGAGGCGATCAGGTCGCGCAGGTCGTCGCCTCGGATGCCGGGCTGGCCGTCGCCGGGGAACTGACGGAACCGGTCGCCGTAGGTGTCACGCAGCCAGCGCACAAGCTCGAAGCGGTGAGTGTTCTCTTTGTGGTAGCCGCGCACGGTGCCGAGAAACCCGACATCGGCACGCCACTCGTCGCGCGGCTTGCCTCGGACGCATTCGTCTTCCGACACCGCCGGCGGCATCCAGACCGCATTGACGCCGGCTGCGGCGAACTCGGCGTCGTGGGCGCCGTCGGTCTGCACGAAGTACTGGCACCGGAAGAAGGGTTCGGTCCACACGCTGTCTGACCGTCCGTTGCCCAGGCCGAAGAACCGGTCGAGGTGATAACCGACGGTCGGGACGCCGGCGCGGCGTGCCTGCAGCAGCATTCGCCGCTGCTCGCCTTGCGGGATGCGTTTGGCGAGGTCGGCGGTTCGTGTCCAAAGGACTACGTCGAACTCGTGGACTCGGTCGGTCAGCTCGCGCCACCGGTCGGGCTGGCCTTCCTGGCACAGCCACACGTCGTGGCCGAGGTGCTCGAGGGCTTTGCGGACCTCGTTCTCGGTGGAGTGCGGCGGGTCGAAGTTGCCGACGTAGGCAATCTGCATTCGTGCTCCTTTGGCCCAAGGTGTGTGGCCCGAAGGCGAGGGGCGGGCCGAAGCCACACCCCTCGCCACTCCCTCGGGCCAAGGGAGAACTACGTCAGCCTCAGGTGGGCTGGCTCACGAGCGCACCGAACGCGAACGTGTTCGCATCCGTCTGGCTCGAAGTCGGGGTGATCGGGTCCGCGACCGCCCACGCGCAGCGCATGACGCAACGAAGCGCCACGCTGTCCTGCTGCATGAGGTTCAGGACCACGTTGCCGGAGTCATCCGAGATGACACCCTCGGTGAACACCTTGTACGTGAGGTCCTGGCGGACACCGACGATGGCCTTCGACCAGTCACCGGCGATCACCGTGTAGTCGGCGTCCCACGCACCGTTCTTCTGCTCGGTGAGCGGGTAGCCGTACAGGGTCGGTGACTCACCGACGGCGCTGTTCACCGACGGCTGGTAGATCAGCTCCGACGTGGTCGAACGCAGCCCGGCGAGACGCCACCCGATACCGGGGGCGGCCAGGAAGCCGTTCACGTCGAAGCCGTCCTTGGCGATGGCCTGACCCACGTAGGTGAGGTCGGCGGCGAAGTCGTCGCCACTCACACCCTCGGTGAAGTCGTTGTTGCTGGCCTCGATGCTGGTCGACAGGGCGGCGCTCCAGGTGGAGGGCTTGTTGGTGCCCCACAGCACGGCGTTGTCGAACGCCTTGCCGAACGCCTGGCCGATCAGCGGCATGACCTGATCCCACACGGGGACCTGCGAGTCGGCCAGGTACGCCTCAGGCACCGGCACGATGACGGCCAGCTCCTCAGCGACGAGGTCGAGGTTCTCCCAGTCGGCGCTGGTGGTCTGCTTCATGCCGGTGTCCGTGGCCGTGGTCACGAAGTAGGCGGTCGGCAGTGCCGACAGGACCGGGATGCGGTCGGTCTTCGAGCCCATGTTCCACTGGCGGGCCTTGGACATCACACCGCTGGCGCGGGTGGCGACCTGGATCACCTCGGCGGACGTGTTGACCGGAACCAGCGGGTCGTTGCTGGCGTCACGGGAAATGACATCGGAGTAAGTGGTCATGTGACCACTCCTTTCGGGGGTTAGAGACGCCCCCCGCCACCGCGTGCAGCGGCGCGCAAGGCGTCATCCATCGATGAGCCCTGAGAAGGCGTCGCGCCCCCACCGGGAAGTGGTGCCGGCTTCGCGCCAGCGGCTAGATACGGCTCGTCCTTGACGAGCCTCTGCACCTCAGCCTTGATGGCACGGGTGTCGACGTTGCCGTCCTCGTCCACCTCGAACTGCGAGGCGTCGATGAGCCGAACGGCAAGGTCGGGGTTGGCGAGCACACCGGAAGCGGCCGACTTGATCTCAGCCGACACGATCCGTGTGTTCGCCACTGACAGCGCCTCGGTCCGGCCTTCCGCCCTCGCGGCGGCGATGGCCTTCTCCGACTCGGTCTGGTTGGCGGCTTCGATATCCGCCAGGCGCTTCTCCAGTTCCTTCGCCTTGCGCTCCGCAGCACGCGCCGCCTTGCGTTCGGCTTCGATGGCACGCTTGCCGGCGTCACCGAGGCCGTCGTCGGCGGGGACGTCGGGCTCGATGGCCGACTCTTCGGCCGGGGCGTCACCCGCCACGTCGTCAGCCATTGGCCGTGGCCTTCGCCTGCGCCTTGCGGGCCTTCAGCTTCGCCTTCTCGGCAAGGTGACGGTTGAACTCGAGGATGTCGAGCGCCCGGTCGGGGTCCTTCGCACGCCGGTACGCCTGACCGGCGACCTTGTACGCTTCCTGCGCCTCAGCCAACGCCTTCGTGTTGACCGGGGTCTTGTTGGCCGTGACCGCTTCCTGAGCCTTGCTCAGATCGGCGGCGGCCTTCTCGAACGCGACCAGAGCCGCGTCGAGGTCGTTGCTGGGGGTGGGCATCGCGCCCCTTTCATGTTGGGGCCACCCGTCGCGGGCGGCCGGTGCCTCTCAGCCGGGGATGTCCCCAGGGCCGGAGAACGTGTGCGAGGCGTCGGCCAGGACTGCACCGAGCTCGCCGTGTTCGTGGACAGCTACCTCAGGCAAGATCACCTCGCCTGTCTGGCCGTCGACACGGAAGTGGCGGGCCTCCCAGTACGGGCGGTCCGCACCGGCGTTCGCGTCCTTGATGTTGGACAGCACCTGCCGGTTGAAGTCTTTGATGGCCCGGTCGTTCTCGGCGAACACCGGGGCGATGCCGCACTGGCAGTTATGTACTAGGATGTTGTTAGCCCAGTACCAACCGTCATCCGTGCGGAGGTTGTAGACCCAATGAGACCCACTGACCCGATCAAGCTGAACGATGCTGTCGCTTTGTACGTCGCCGGAAAGACTCTCCGCGAGGCCGCGGCCATTGTCGGCATCAGCGAGTCGCCCATCGGGCGAGAACTCAAGCGGCGAGGCATCACCGGCAGGAGTCGGAGGTTGCCCACCAACAAGGAGGCCATTGACGCTTACATCGCCGGAGAAAGCGAGCAGGCCGTCGCCAGACGATTCGGCATGGACCGGGGCGTACTGCGTCGCCAACTCATAGAGGCTGGCGTCGAGGGCATTCGGAGTTACAGCGAGGCCCAGAAGATCCGAGCGCAGCGCATGACCATTGAGGAACGAAAGCGGAACGCCGCTGCCGCCAACGCCGCCGTTCGTGGAAAGCCCGTGCCTGAGGGCCGACTGGTGAAAGCGGCACAGGCCCGCGAGGCCGCTGCTGTTGTGGGGTCGGCGGGAGAAGCCTTGATGTTGCGAATGTTGGCCGACTTGGAGCCGGTGCCGCAGAAGGCCGTCGGCCGGTACAACGTCGACTTGGCCGTCGCCCCGGTCGCCGTGGAAGTCCTCGGCGGAGAATGGCACGGTTACAAGCGACATCACCTGACCCGCAGCAAAGCGATCCTCAATGCGGGATGGGTCATGTTGTTCGTTTGGAACACCCAGACCTACCCGCTTGCGGGTGGAGCCGCTGACTACGCGGTCGCCCTTGTTGAGCAGGCCCGCCGAGACCCATCCCTTGTCGGTCAGTACCGGGTGATTCGGGGTGATGGTGAGCTCGTAGCCGAGGGCAGTGCGGATGACGATCATCTCGCCGCAATACCGGCGGCGCGTGGCGTTTCTGGCGCTGCTTGACTCCACGACCGTGGACCCGACAACGCAGTTCGCGTGGATCGGGTCGAGGTTCGCCGACCGGTAACGCTGCGTGCTGGCGGTCGCGCAGTAGGCGCAGGCGTCGGGGTCCAACACCCGCTCCCACCCGACGATCCGGGCCTCGTCCGCGGCCTGGGCGTCGAACGCATCGGCAGAGGCCCGCATGGTGAGGCTGACGTCGGTGGATGCGGACTGGGCTGCCCGGACACCGGCGGCGTTCATGGCGTCCATGAACCGGGCCCCGTTCGACAACGCAGACCAGAGCTGGACGAACGGGCGGCGGTACACGTCGGCCGGGTCGGTCCCGTTGCGGACCGCGGCGCCGATCAGGTCATCGGCCACCAGCCCGACCGGGCGGGTGCGGGTGGCACGGGCCAGGTAGGCGTCGGTGAGGGCCACGGTGCGGCGCTGGCCGGCCTGCACGACCGGGAGCACCCGCGACTGGAAGCGGGCGACATCGGCTTCGTCCCACGAGCCGAGGTCACGCCAGGTGCGGTCCACCCTGGTTGACACCCGGTTGCGGACGTCGATCAGGGCGTCCCGGTAGCGTTCAGCGAGGACCGCTTGGCGGCTAGGCACCGGCCGGCGGGACGGCGGGCTCGGTCAGCGCATCCGGCACGGGGCCAAACAGGTCAACCTCGGCGTTCATTGTCCTGAACCGGGCGATCTGCTGCGGCGAGTAACCGGCATCTTCCCAAAGCTGCTCCAGGGGGATGCCTAGCTCTTTGCGCTTGAGCAGGCTGTCTGCCAACTCGGCCTCGGTCCGCGACTCCGGGTCCGACCAGATCACCTCCATCGACTCGGCGTTTGCCAGGTGGTCGATGCCTGCGATCTTCCCCGCCAGGCGAAGGGCTTGTTCCTCGCCCTCACCGAAGAACCGCATCTTGTTGCGGGTCTTCGCCACCAGGCCCGTCTCGGCGGCCTTGATCGACTCACCCGACAGGCGGTCCGCCGAAGCGTTCAGATAGTGCGGCGGCGTGCGCGACAGGCTGGCGATGTGCTGCACCAGCATCTCGATGCCCTGGACGAAGTTGCGGAGGTCCGCCGCCGGGAACGTGCCGAACGACGTGTCAGCAGCCTCGGACACCAGCAGTGAAGCGGTGTCGACTTCGGGCTTTACCGGCTGGTTCGTCACCGGGTCGACCGGCACCTCGAGGCCCGTCGCCCACCTGGCCGGCAGCGCCTGCTTCTCGGAGCCGACCAGCATGTCGGCGATCAGCTTGTTCACGGCGTCCTGCAACGGGATGATCTCGTGGATCTCCGACTGCACGGCGATCCCGTGGCGCGAGTTGCGGATACGCGGCCGATTCGGGAGGGGGATCACGGGCACGACACCCAGCGGGTTCGGCTGCACCGCCTCGCCGTCGTAGGTGTCCGGCTCCCACGCCGTGTTCGCCGCGTCCACGATGTTCATATCGGAACGTGGCTGCGCGGTGCGGAACCGGTGGACGGCGTCCGGCAGGAACACCTCGGCATGGTCGTGGCCCCACTCGTCCCGGTACACCCGGAGGCCGGCGCGGCGGCGGCGGTGCATCTTCGGGTGGCACTCGACGATCGCGTCGTGGGCGTTCGCCACACAGATCTCGGGGGTGTCCTCGTTCTCGCCGTACCACGGGATCAGGTAGGCGACACCACCGACGAGAGCATCGGTGTGGGCTAGTTGGATCTGCCCGTCCATGTCGTTTGCCTGCCAGATCCGCCAAGCGTCCTCGTCCCCGGACGGCTCCTTGCCGACCCGGAACCCCTCGACGTTCAGGCGTTCCTCGACGGCGTCGACCACGACGGCGCACCAGTTGTCGGCGAACGCTGAAAGCTGCGCGCCGAACGACTTACGGAACCGCTCCGACTCGAAGGCGAGGTTCTGGAACCCCTCGTAGTAGTCGGTGGACCGCTGCACGGCAGGCCGGCGGTCAATCAGCTCCTTGTGCAGTCGGCGCAGCCACCACTCAGGGGAACCCATCTCGGGGGCATCAGCCATACAGCGCCCCCTTTCGTGGGGTCAGAACACCAACAACCGGCCCGGCTTGCGCACCTCGGGCTCCGGCTCCGCCAACACGTCGTTGCGTGCCTCGAGCGCCAACGCCGCACAGACCAGCAGGTCGATCTTGTCGGGCGACTGCGGGAACTTCTTCCGCACCGCCAGATGGCCCCGGTCCTTCCACCGGCGGGCGTTCCCGACGTGGGTCGCCAGCGTGGCGTTCCCGTCGTGAGTGACCGCCTTGGTCATCACCGCCGTGTGGAACAGCTCCAGCACCCGACCCATGAACGTCGGCCGGTTCGTCCACCACTCCTTCACCACGTCACCGTGGCGGCCGTACCACCGGGCCAGGTCCTCCTGCCAGTACGGCGGGTCCCCGTAGAACGCACGCACGTCCCAGGTCGCGAACGACCGGTCCACCGCAGCGTCCACGTCTCCCTTCGGTGTCTCCCCGCCGTGGTCGGCCGGGTCCCAGTGGCCGACGACGAACAGGTGCCCGTCGAGGGTGCAGCCGACAAGGCCCGTGGTGTCGTCGTAGAGCGCCCCGTCGAACCCGAGCGTGATCGGGGTCCCGGCCTCGGGCGGGGTGCCCGTGCCGGCGCACTCGGCCCACGCGGCCGGCGCCAAGAACGCGTCCTCGTCGGCCACTATCCGGTTCCCGAACCAACGCTCCGCCTGCGCTGCGTCACGATCCAACAGCTCCACGATCTCGGCGTCGATGCGGTCCAGGTCGACCCAGCCGCCCCGCTCCTTCGCGGAGTCGCCGTAGGCGTGCAGGAGGATCTTGCGGCGCTCCCGCTTGTTGCGGATCGACAGGTTGGCGGGGGGCTCACTGTGATCCCGGTAGATGTCATCGGCCGGCGACTCGAACGTCCGCTGCGCCACCGACCCCTCGGCTGGGTCCCACGCGTTCGGCGTCTCGATGCTGCGGCCACCCATGCCGGCGAGGCCACGAAGCTGGTTGTCCGACAGCGTCCAACCGCCGTTCGACTTCAACCACGACTCCGTCTGGTCCTGCACAGCGAACGTGATCCGCTGGCCGAGGCGGGACCGGGCCGACGCGGTCACCGACTCGATCAGACCCCCATTGGGGAGGTTGACTCGGGTCAGTCCGGTGTCGGGCACGTCGGCGGCGTAGTCACCGAGCTCGATCATGGGCAGCAACGCCCGCCAGATGTTGTCGGTGTTGTGGGTGGGTACGCACCGCCTCCCAACGAGAAACAGGTGGTCAGTCGTGTCAACACCAATGCACCGAACAGGAACCGAAGGTACCGATTCCACCGACTCGACATACCGGTACCGAGATGTCGATCTAAACGTCCACGGCTTCTGCTTGGCGGCCTTGCGCTCCAAGCGTGCGACGGGGTGCATGTCGCCCGGAGTGAAGAACAGCCGCCAGGCGTTCTCGGACCGCCGGCACGACCAGGCGTAACCGAGGCTTGAGACGAGAACGCCAACGTCGTCGATGAGTCGCTTGTTGGCGTTCGTGAACATGACACGGCCCTTGGCGTCAACGTGGCCGTCGGAGTCGATGAGCCCCTGCAACAACGCACGTCGCTGTTCAGTACCTGACCACTGATAGAGCTCAGGAATGTGCTTGTTGTCGAGCGCGCCGATATCTCGCAAGCGTCCCCGAAGTGACGGCTCGACCACCTCACCGGCATGACGCCGCCCACCCCGATGATGGTGGCCCTTCATGTTTCCGATGCGGAAGCGACCCTGGTTTGTCCCCGCAAGCGATCCCCACGCAATGCGCTCGTAGTCGCGTAGAAGGGGGGAGACGATCGCCTCCACCTCGTCGCGGTCGCGCTGGTCAATGGCAAACGAGGAATCCGCCGTGGTGCCATCTCCCAACCAAAGCCCGAACAAGTACGGGTCAACTGGAAGATCGACGGGTGGGAGCTGCCACGCAGCGCCGGCCACACGGCAACGCTTGCCACCTCGGGCGTCGTGTGTACACGTCGCCAGCTCTGCCGTTGTCAGCGTCACACTTTCGTGCTTGCCGTCATGCAGGCGCTTGCGTTCCAGTGTCCAAAGGTGCGAACCCGACGCAACGATCCGCTCTCCGTCGGAGAACGTGACCGCGAAGCATGGCTCACCGAGAAGGACGTTGGTGGTGCGAACCACCGCCACGGGGAAGCCCGCGTGGTCGAACACAAACTGACCGGGGATGAGTTCTCCGACGGTCGACCATCCGGCAGTGGTTACAACTGGCGTGTCAAGTGCAAGCGGTTGGTCCTCGCTGACCGCGGTGATCTGGATGTGCGGGGTGGGCCACGGCTTGCCGACCGGCTCCCCGTTGACGTCCCAGCCGTCGAAGCGGACAGGCGCCTCGGGGTGGGCCTCGGCTGCGGCGATGGCGGCCGAGAACGGGCCCTTGCCCCACTTCTGCGGGCGGGTGAGCTGCGCCCGCCTGTAGGCGAACTCGCCGCGTTCGGGGTCGATGCGGTACAGGAACAGCAGGAACATCAACTGCTCGTCGGTGACCCGGAACGGCTCGCCCTGCGCCTCGCGGTCGGGAATGGCGCACTTGGCCTCGATGAGCTCCGCTACCTGATAGCCGAGGGTGGGGAACTCTCCGGGCTCCTCCGGTCCGCGCCAGGGCACCTAGGAGGCGACAGGGTCGACCGCGCGGAGACGGCGGACGTTGCTGCCCGATCGCTGCTGCGGCTTCTCGTCAGCCGGCGCCACTTCGCACTCGAGGCGACGCAGTGCCAACGGCGTGAGGCCGAGGCGGTCGGCGAGCATGCGCGACTCCTTGCCGGCGTCCAGGTCCCCGGCCTCGGCCTTGGCGGACCACACGGCGTACATGGCGACCTCGCGGGTCGCGTGGGTGCGCTCCCACAAGACCGCCTGCGGGGTGCGCCACAGCGACGCCCACAGCGCCTCCTCGACGGCGTTCGGTGGAAGAGCCAGAGGCCACTTCGGGGCCCTGCCCTTGCGGCCTTCGGCGGGGAGCTGGGTCAGTGCTGGGCGGGCGTTACGCCTGCGCTTCTGGTCGGGATGCTTCGGGGGTGGTCCCATGCCGGCCATCGCGGCCTCCTACGGGCTATTGGGAGTGGTTCCCAGACTTGTACACACTGCGAGCACCA